ATACCCCCTCCGCGAACTGTGAAAAGTACTGTTTCATTTCCGTGTTTACATTTTCAAAATCTTTTGAAAGACTTGAAAATGCCGAATCAAACTTTTTTGTAATTGAATCGGAAATCTTATGCAATGTTTTGGAAATATCATCACCCGTAAGCCTGACATCAAGCTCAATTTCACCCGCCTTTGTCGCCATATTCACCACTTCCTTTCATTTTAGATTCTTTAAAAACAGGCATAAAAACAGCGCACACCGTTATGATGTACGCTAATAAAATATTTGCAAAAGAACAGCCACCCCATTTGGAGTGGCTTTTTGTTTTATTTGTTGAGTTCGTAGTATTTGATGTCGATTTTCGGAAGTGACACATTGTTGCCCATTACGGTTTCATATGTATAGTCGCCGTCACAAGTTCCCCAGAATGTGATTACATCATCTTCAAGGAGTTTGTCCGCGCCGTCTGGAATTTCTACTGTTGCGTAGATTGTATCAGTCCACAATGGTTCATCAAGATACTCATTTTCTTCTTTGGTTATATTGATTCTCAGGTCAACCGAATCACCCCAGCCTTCCTGAACCTGAATAATCTGACCTTCAAACTTGTAGTCATTACCTTTGTACTTGTCAGGGTTTCTTGAAAGAGTTTTAAAGTCGATTGTTTTGCAACCGTCTTTAAATTCTTTTTCAACCTTCTTCGGGTCTTTAGTAGGCTTTTCTGTTGCAACTTCTTTTGTGGTCAGTGCTTCTGTCGCTTTTTCAGTTGCTTTTTCTGAACTCTGATTTGCAACAGTAGTTTCCTGCTTTGATTTGTTTGAGCTGCTGTTACCGTTAATTGCACCGTTTACACCGCCAACAATCATAATAGCAACAACGATAATAACCCAAAAATACCAACGCTTGTAAATTTTCTTCTTCGCATTTGCAGGATTTACGGTTGCCGAGGTTGAATCGTTTCCGCCAAAGCCTGCACCGCACTTGTCGCAAAATTTTGCATCGTCCTTTAATTCGTTTCCGCAATGTGGACATTTCATAAACATACACTCTCCTTAATAAATTTGTTAGTGCATGTTACATTTTATCACCATATATTAACATTGTCAAGAATTTTGTAGATACAGCGAAAATTATGTACAAATTTACAGATTAGTGAAGAAGTTTTGAAATTCTGCAAGAACGGTGTTCATATCTTCGTCTGAATAGTGTTTTACATTTCTTGACCGCCACTTGTTGCGGATTTTATGCTGTGACGAAGTAAAGTTTTTCAAGACCTCTTTGTCGGTTTCAAGACGAATTTGAACCGTTCTTGCAAGCGGTGTTTCGGGTCCTAAGCCTTGCAGAAGTGAGCAGAACTCATTCCAACTCATTTTTGCAAAATCCTTTGAATAAATACTGACCCCGTACTCCGAGCGAAAGCTCGACACGATTAAATCAAAGTCATCAATCAGGTCGTAGCCGGGGTCTGAGCTTCCCCCTCGTCAGTCAAATCGCCTGTTGCAATTTTGGCGGATTCGCTGATAAGGGCGTTGAAATCGTGCATATTCAGCTTTAACTTTTCAATCTTTTCTCTCTCGGATTCATCAAAAAGAAGATGATACATTTCGATAACATCTTTACTTTTACCGTTGCCGTCCTCAAAAAGTGCCGCAACTTTGAGCATTGAAACTGCGTCATTGTTGATTGCAAGGTCAACATTTTTAACTCTGACGCTCGGCTTTTCCTCAAAATTAAGTTTGTCTGTAATATCAATTAACTTTGACATAATCGTTCATTCCTTTCATTTTTTAAGCGGCTGCTGTATATACCGGCTTGCCGTTTGACATAACTTCAAATTCAAGCGGAGCAACACCCGTGCTTGCGCCTGCACCGTTTGATGTAACGGATACAACTGCATTTTTAAAGAGGACGGTTGAGCCGTCGGGGAAAGTCCACATAAACGGAACTTCTACCTTTCTGCCGTTTTCAAATGACAATGCGGCAATCTGGTCGTTACCTGCGTCACCGATTGTACGCTTACCCTTTACCGAAATTGTAATTGACTTAGCAGTCATAAGCCTTGACTTCCAGCCCTCGTTTTCAAAGGCTGTCCATTCCTCGACACCGTTGTCAAATGCAACGGAAAACTCCTCGCAGTTTGCGATATTAGTTGTGGCTGTTTCTGTGCCTGCCTTGCCGACTGCAAACTGATTTTCATAGCACGGGAATACTCCCGATTCTACTTTTGCCATAAGATTACTTCCTTTCGTAATAGAATTTAACTTCAATGACCTGCTCATACACTCCCTTATCGTCTGTTCCCACATCAATGGGTTCTTCCGTGAGCAGTTCGATTATATAGATTTTGTGTTCCTTAATTTCAACATTTTTAATGCCGTAAAGCGTTTCGTAAAGTCTGCGTGCAAACTCCTCGGTTTCTCTTGCGTTGTCGGTGTAATGGATAAGCAAAGACACGCTTATTGTATCGTAGGTACTTTCACCGCCGATTGCCCTTGTGGGTGTTCCCGACTGCTTTAATGAATACACACCTATTGACTTATCCTGCTTGTTGTCGAGCTTGCCGATGTAGTAATGCTCGGCTGAGGTAACGCTTTTGAGCCAATCTCTGATGTCCGATAAGTAAATCAAAGTCCTGCTTCCTTTCTGTATAATCTCACAAATGCCCGACTGCAAAAATTCTGCCGTGTACCGCCCTCAAGCCACGGTGAGAACCATTTACCGCCGGCGGCAATGTTTTCCTTACGGCTGAAATTATACTCGGGATGAAAATACAACCGCCTTGCATACGGAGTGCTTGACACGATTTTAACCGTGCCGTTCCAACTCTGCACACAATCTTCAAAGGTATTTTCGTTCTGAAGATTACCCGTATCAAACGGCATTACCTGCGTGTTTTTCACCTGTTTAAGAAGTGCGTCACCTGTCTGTTCAAGAGCCTGTTGCTTTGCCCTATCAAGCTGTTTTACAACAGGCATATTGAGTTTGATTTTTGATGATACCGAAAATCCCATTAAATCACATCCAATTCCGTAAAATTAACTTTGCCGTCGGGGTTGCGGTGTTTTGTACCCTGTACGATGTTTCGTTTTACGCCGTCAAGGATTACAAAGCCACCGCTTAAAGTGGGGCTGTCGGGAGCAATGTCGCCGTCAAAAAGCAAGACAGCCGACACCTGAACAATTTTCTGCTCTTTGGTATAGACCGTCTTTGCCTTTGACTGCATATTACACAAGGCAGAGCCACCGTGCAGGGTTGCTGACGGGTACAAGCTGTCGGAGGGATACAGGTTTTTGCACTCAAATGCGATAACAGGAGAGCCGTCCTCGGTTATTCCCTCACCGTAAATTGTGACCTCGACAGGAGTTTTGCAGAACTGCTTTTTTACAAGTGACGGAAATTTCACGGTTTTCACGCACCTTTCAGATTGCAGGATAACAAAGTCCTGTTGATTTTAGCAACGCATAGAGGTCGGCAGGAATTGCCACTCCGCTGATACACATTAAGTTCCAGCTTGCACCAAATTCCATTGATGTGCCGTTGATTGAATAGCTTTTCAGATAGGAAGAAATCATATCGGCATTTTCTTCTTCAAAAGCAGTAAGTCTGCTATGCACTCTGCCGATGATTCTCTTCTGCATTTCCGAAAGTTTTTCAAAATCAATGCGGTTAAAAGTCAGAACATCAATGTGTTCGGCAGAGATAATGCTGTTTTCATCTCCGCCCTGATGTTCAATGTAATCGGCATACATTACGCAACCGCCGTTGTGTCAACATCGGCATAAATGCTGTCAATTTTGCCGTCCTTGCCGTTCGGGAATACGAATGTGTCGGAAAGTGAACGGTTCTGATAGAGCCAGCCGTCACCCTCTGTGTGTGAGCCGGGAGCAAAGAAGTAAATGCTTGAAATCTTCGGAACAGTCTTGCAGGTTTCACCGCAAGCAACAAGAACATTGATTTTGTGAGCACCTGTTGCAGGCTCAAAACCGCCGTCATCGGGGTTAAAGTTGAAGTTATCGTAGAAACGCTCATCGTCAATAACCTCGATGATAGGGCAACCGTCAATCTCGGTCACTCTTGTTTCAATGCCGATACCGCCCTCTGCAATCTGTGTAAGCTCAATCTTACGAGTGAACTCTGTTGACTGTTCAAGGCAGTCCATAATGTGAGATGTCACATAGGCAACAAGAGTACCTTTTGCCTTGTATCTGCGGAGCTTGCCGGCAGAAAGAATTGTTTTGAGCTTTGAGTAAGCGTTTGCTTTTGTCCAGTCGGTTGACTTGGTAGCCGAATGATAACCGTCTGTTGCCTGAGCCTTTGTTGCAACCTTTGAGAAGAAAAGTGCGTCCGTTTCGGGAGCAACCTGTGTCTGCTCAAACACCTTTGAAATATTCTCAACCTTTGCGGTTGCGTTAGTTTCGTCAACATCTGCCTTATCCACAAGAAACTCAATATCTCTGTCATGTTCGCAAGTGAAAGGAACATCAGTCTGAACATACTTGCCTTTGTTCCAACCGCCGTTGCGATTGTGGTTCTTAAAGCCTGATGTACTCATCTGTGTGAAGTGGAATGTTCTTGCACCAACCCACTTTACATTTGAAGTGATGAACGGTGATGTAAGTGTACCCTGAACAAGAATTTCGAGCAGGTCAGGGCTGAACTGCTCAGCATAGTTATTTGTGTTTGCCATAATTTTTCAATCCTTTCTTTAGTTAAATATTAAATCTGTTCCATTTTTTGGTAGGAACATTAACCTTTGGTTTTGTGCCGTCCGATGTACCGTTGCCGTCACCGCCGATTTTCTTAACTCCTGTGCCGTTCTCGGCAGGTTTGCCCTTGAGTGCGGGGATATCGTCAAGCACCTTTTTAACCGCCTCGGTGAGCTTTTCGGCATTGACCTTGCCGTCTGTCACAGCCTTTGAAAAGTCTGCAATTTTAAGCACATACGGAACGGTTGCAATGTCAACGCCCTGTTTTACGGCTTCGAGGGTTGCCGACTGATTGACTTCTGCCATGAGCTTTGCGTTGTTTGCAGATTCAACTTCCGACTGCATTTTTGCAAAGTCGGGGGTGTTCTTGGCTTTCTGCTTTTTAAAAGCACCGATAGCCTCTTTCATCTCATCGGCTGACAATCCCTGCTCCTTAAAATATGACTTCAAAACGGTGTCCTCTGTCACGCTCTGTTTGCCTGTAATAAGGCTTGCGAGCTTGTCGTAATCAAAGGCAGGAGCGTTCCCCTGTGGAGTTCCCTGCGGTGCAGGTGTCGGTTCATTTGGGGTTGGTGTTGGATTTGGTTCTGCCATTTTTTCATATCCTTTCAGTTTTTCGGGTGTCTCCCGTAATCAGTTTATAGAGTGTCTCTCTGTTTCAGTTTTGCACGGTGTCTCCCGTAGTTTAATGTCTTCGGACAATAAAAAAGCACCTTACATATTCGTAAAGTGCTTAATCTGCTGATTCTGTTTTCTTTGCTCTCGGCTTTTTGGGAGCGTTTGGTTTAACTTCAACTGCAAAGCCGCCGTCAATGAGTTCCTTTGCTCTCTGCTCGGAGCATTCAAAAACTTCATTCACAGGTCGGGTTACATAACCGTTCTGCCTGTCGTTAAATGCTGTTGTTACTCTGATTTTCATTCTGTCACCACCTTTCAAAACCGGTCGAAATCAACGGGTTTAAATGCAAAAAGCACCCTATAATCAACATTGCTGTCGATTATAAAATGCTCAATTCGTAATTTTATGCTGTTTTTGTGAATTGCATATAACAAAACCGCCCTTTTTACGGAGCGGTTAGATTATGCCACTATCTTTTAGATATTGCATTTTTTGTTTCTCTCTAAGCTTACTGTAAAGCGCTTCAGCATCTTTAGCTTCTTGTGGAGCATCTTCACGCAAAGTGACATTTAAACCATTTGTTACAAGGTACGGCTTAAACGCATTCCATAGAGATTTTTGTTCTTCAGTTTGTATCAATCTCATACCATCATCACCCTAAAAGTTTGCTGACTCTGTACTCGTTATACACTTCATCCATAGCTTTATCTTTTAAGCATTCAAAAGCATACTCACTTATATCCTCTATATTATAACCGTTATTTATCAATTTTTCAACCTTTGGAGCATAAATTTTATTAAGGTAATCGCAATATTCAAAATAATCGTTAATACCTCCGAATTTTGCTCTGTAATTTTTAGCGTCTTGCCAATGAATCAGTTCGTGAAGAATTGTACTCAATCCGTCTTGCGGACAAGCCAAGTTTTCTTGTAAATCTGACAAATCACTTGTTGAAAAGTATGCTGAATTGACATTTAGAACATTCTGCATTGGCATATATGAAGCAATAGCATTTACTCGCATTTCTTCGGGAGAGATAATACAAATATCAGGTTTTCCGCTTGTTTCAACCTCTCCGAGCATATCAAACGCTTTTCTCACTTGCATATCAAAATCATGAAGTTCTTTTCGTTTTAGCTTTACCTTATCTGAAATATAAACATTGTCACACAATGTATTTGCCTTGCGGGTATCAATTGTAATTGTTTCGCCCTCAATTTTGCGTTCAAAAGTTTTTGATATATCTTCCTTAAAAACAGGTCTGTAATATTTTTGTTCATCAGTCTTCAAAGAAAATCGTTTTGCCTTTTCTTCAAGCGTATTCGCCCTATCGTGCCACTCATCGGCTCGGGTTTGGGCAATGCGTTTATTGTCCTTATCAAGACTGTATTCGGCACGGCGGTCAAAGCGTTCTGCCTGTCGCTGTGCATACTGCTGTTTTTCCTCAATTCCTCGCTGACGGTCAAGCTCTTTGATTTCATAGTCAGACAGCGGTGCGTCCAAATCATCAAGTTCGGGATAATATGTACTTGTGCTGTCCTTACATCTCGGATGAAACAAACCGTTCTTGATTGCGGTTGAGAGAAGCGGATAGTTTCCGTCTGACTTTTTGCCGTTTGAATAAACATCGTCAATAAACACCTTGCCAATATATTTTGCACAATCGGGGCAACCGCCCTGTCTTGAGTTCACAACAACTAGGGATACTCCCCATTCGGCTCGCTTTTCGCCCTCACCACGCAGATAGGCTCTTTTGTTGGCTGTTTTAACCGCCATATCCGCATAATCCGAGAGCGTATGCCTTGCACCGTTTTTGTATTCCACACAATTAAGACCTGCGTTGAGCATATCTTTGCAAGCTATATCAACGGCTTTTTCGTATGTAACCGCACCCGTGTTCATTGCAACCTGTGCGTTAAAAATCGCCTTGCGGTACTTGTCGTTGCTCATACGCAAAACTGCCGTTTCTGCCCTCTTTAAATCGTCTATGGTCGATTTTATGAGTGCGTCAAGTTTACGGTCATTCACCTTAAAAAACTCGGCTGTGCTGTGTGCTGACGGCTTTTTCGGGGCTTTGAAACCGTCCTTGACAGCTTCAAGAATTTCTGCCTCCTGACTTGCATTTCCGTCAGCTTTGGCGGTGCGAATCATCTCTTCAACCTTGCTGTTAATGGTTTTGAAACACTTGCCGAATTTCTTTGCGTTGTGCTTACGGTACTCTTCAAGACTTTTGAGCTGTTCAGCCTGCCATTGTGTCCAGTTGTAACCCTCTTTAGTTTCTTCGGCTCTGTGACGGCTGAAATTGCGCATCATGCTGTCAATCAGTTCATCTTCGATTTTTTCAAAGGCTTCTCTGATATTGTAATCACTCATTGTTTACCTGTGTATCGTTCTGTTCGGGATTGCTTTCGGTTTTTTCTGCATTATTTTCCGCATTTTCTTCATCATCTGCGTTATTGTTAGGTTCTTCTGTGTCGGTAAGGTCCACATCGTCAAGTTCCGATTTTTCTTCTTCGCCTGCAATGCCCTGTTCTTCCTTAATTCTCTGCACCTCTTCGGCTTTCCAATCGTCCGACTTGCTGTCGCCGTACAATTCTTCAACCGAGGTTTCAACTGACATCAAACCGCCCTGTCTTGCTTTTGACACGGTTTCAACCTGACTTTCAAAGCTCGGATTTGCATATTCGCCGAAGTTTACAGATACTTCCAAGCCCTCAACAATACCCTTGCCGTTAAGCTCACTATCGGCATTAAGTACGGCAAGGACAAGGCTTTGAAGTGCGTTCTGCGTAATCTTAACGAGGTTTTGCCTTGTGTAGAGTGTAGTCTTTTCTTTCTCTCGTTGTGCCTCGGCATTATCGAGTTTCTTTGTATCAATGCCTAATGTGCTTGGTGAAATTACACCCTGCAAGCAGAGGTCAAGAGCGGTAATATAAGAGCTTAAATAACTTTCGTGCTGAATCTGCGGACTTTCGGTGTAAATCCTGTTGCCGTTGCCGTTTTCAGACATATCGTTGCCCACGGTGATAAATCGGTTGTCAAACGGATTTGGCGATATCGGCTGACAGGTTTCGGGATTTCTCGGAACAAGACAACCAGGCACATACTGCTTTGTTCGGCAGGCTCTGAGTGCGTCCATCCACTGTGACCACACTTCATCAAGGCTGTCGAAAGCGTCTGTTTTTATGCCGATAATGCCCGCACCTCTGCCCTTGTGGCACGATTTGCCGTAAAGAACAGGTACAGCCCACATATATGATTCGTCAAATGTAACGCCCTTTGAATCAATCCACGAAAGAGCATCAACCGTGTGCAGGTCAATCTCTTTGCCGTTGTCATCATACAAAGCATAGTGAATATAGCCGTAACCGTATGTTTCTTCAAAACGGTAACGGCGGTGTTTTTGCGTGTAATCGGTGTAAAACTTAACCTCTCGGATTCTGCCACGCACATATGTAAAGTCGATGTTTTCGGCAGGATACCATTCAACAATCGGAACATCTGATACAGCCATGTCAAAGCTGACCTTAAAAGCACCGTCACCGACAACACATAGGTCACGGAGCATTTGCTTAACCGTGTCGGACAATTTGTTCTGCTTTTCAATGTCTTCCCAACGCTCAGCATAAGCGGTTGAATTTTTGCTTGTAACATCTGTGCCGTTGTAGTCGGCAATTACGATATTCACAAGCGTTTCGCAGATGAGTGCCGGCAAACCCGTGTGTATTTTACGGATTTCAAGCCCCTTTGTGCTTTTTGCCGCCCAAAACATAGTTTTGTTTGTGTCAATCTGCTTGTACAGCTCCGCAAGCTGTCTGCTGTTGCCCCAATACCAAATGCGATTGATAAAGCACTCGGTCAGATGATTGCTTGTCTCGGTAACGGTAATTGTTTTGTCGCTTGCAGGAGTAATCTGCAAAAAGTTTTTAATTCCAGATCTGATAGATTCAGCCATTCTGTTAATCAGCCCCATTTATTTCACTTCCAATAATATTTTTAAATGGCAGCCACGCATATTGACCGCTGTTAATGCAATGGTCGTGACCGTCCTCGGGTGTGTTGTCTTTATCCTCTCGCCAGCTGTAAATTTCAAACTCGGCAATCGTGCTTTTACAATGTTCAAGCACAAAATAACAGTCGGTGGCAAGCCAGCCGAGTACAAGATTGATTCGGTCGATAATCTTCGTTTTCTTCCATGCATTTGCAAAGTCATAGACACAGCCGTGCTGTCGCTTATACTTTTGAAATTCGGTAATAGTCGCTTGGTCGGCGCTGTCAATAAAAGCCGTGCGTGCAAAGCCCCATTCATCACGGTTACGGTCAAGAAAATCAATAAAATTCTTCACCGTGTCACTCGGGGCAATAGGCGTTTGCATTTCAGCGTTGTTATAAACTCTTTCATCAAGCTGAACACACTTGCCGTGATTGGTAATGCCGTAAAATGTCATTGCGATAGTGTCAGGCGACTTCTGCGAATAGGCGGTATCAAGACCTGCGGTGAACTGAACAAAGTGTTCCGACTTGCGGTTACAGTTCAAAAACTTTCCTGCCCACTCTTTTGATTTGATATGTCTTGCCCTCTCAAAATTCGGGAACACAAGACCTGTTGCTCTGCCTCGCAAACCTAAGATTTTATTTTTATAGAGCTTTGTACCTTTCGGTGCAGAGTTCTTTTTCTTTTCAATCTGTTCGGGTGTAAGACTTAAATTGTCGGCAAAAGAAAAGAACCAATACCGCCAATTCGGTACAGGTTCTTCGGTAAGCTCCGCCGTAATCTCGGGAGGAACATCGTTTTCATATTTTTTAAAAGGACGGGAGCGGTTGACAAACTCCTTATACACAGGCAGGCTCGGATCATCGGGATTCAGCGTTGCAAGCATATAGTCATTACGGGTTGACATCTCTCGGATAAACTCGATATCGGCGGTGTTGATTTCGTCAATATACACGCACCCAAACTGCGCACCGAGAACCATTTCCCACTTATCCCGACTGCTGTAACCGAGAATATAGATGATTTTGCCCTCAAACTTGATATGCGGCAGCTTGTAATCCTTGTCGCCGTTACCACAATAGACAGCGTTGCGGTGCAAGTCGAGAATACCGTTGTCCTGTTGAATTATAGTTTCCTCAGCCTTGCCCGTAGTTTTGGCGGCAATTGCGTGAAGCTTCTTCGGCGACTGCGACACCATTCGCATAAACTTAACGCCTGCTCCGACTGTTGTTTTTCCTGAGGCTGTAGTGCCTTCAAGAAATTCAGCTGACACATTCGTTGTGTTGATGAAGTCAATGTATTTTTGCGACAAAGGAAAGCTACTCACTCAAGCCCTCACCGCCTAACTGTCTGAACACATCAGAGAGCTTTTCGGATTGCTCAACCTTTGCGTCAACCTTAACGGTGTATTCGCCCGTCATCTTGTTGAGCGTGTCAATCGCCCTGATTCTGTCGGAGGTGTTCTGCCCGTCATTCCTTGCAATGTCGGACAAAGCAACCTGTCTGTCCTTTGCACTCATAATGCGCTCGTCCTTGAGCTTATCGGAAAGCTCCTTGATGTATTTTGAAACTCCAACATTCTCCAACAATTCATACGCTCTTGCGTTTGCGTAATTTTCTGAATATCCTGCCTGTATCGCACTCTGAACGGTGTTACCGCTTTGTGCATAATATTCAGCAAATTTACGCTGTCTTGCATTTAATTTGTCTTTCACGGTATCACCGCCTTTCACACTAACACAAAACCGCCCACAGCTGGAACTATGAGCGGTCTGTGCGAATTTTTATCTTAGAAGAGTTCTACATATGTCCTGTTTGTCAAACTTTCATAATACCATTATACGCAGGGTAAGGGTGACATTCAATGACATTTCAAAATAATTTTACGAGAAATCGAACTTTTTTCGGAACGCCTGTAACGCTTCGCCGTGCAATCTCAGGGTATGCCTTACGCTCATTTCCATACTCTCGGCAATATCCTCCCACCTCTGACAATTTATGTAATACTCGGTCAAAATTGCAATGTAACGGTAATCGTCAAGTGCGTTGATTTTACTGCGGATTTCAGTTTTCAACCGCACAAGATTGTCAATTTCCCGATTGATTTCAGTCTGCAGGTCTGCAATCCTGTCAACAATCCGCATAGGGTCATTCACTCCCGATGTCTTAACAGGCTCGTTCTGCTTAACCGATACTTGTGCAATATTCAGCCTAAGTTTCGACAGCTCGTGTTCTTTCGTTCTGATTAACTTGTCTGAAACTCTGACCGAATATAAATAATCTTTAACCGTCAATCCATATCCACCTCACTTTCAAGCCATTTTCTAATAATTTCTTCATTTTCAAGACAAGGAGCATCACAATTTTCACAATAACCGCAAACATTGTTATTTAATGTATCAAGCATAATATCAAGCATAAAATGTGTCATTTGCTCTTTACTCATTGATTTGATTTTTTCAAAGTTAGTCATCGTTCACCTCTGCATATTATATACCAAGCTGATTACATGCACGATAAAATCCTTCTGCCCATAAATAAACACGAGGATGTATTCGCTTGCCACAATCATAAAGCCACTCAAAGTAATCAGCATCGAGTTCAGAACAAAAATCTACAATCAGTTCTGACGGTAGAAACTTGTTGCCGTAAATGCAGTTTGAAACTTCATGTTCAAGTGCCTCCCAGACATCATCTTCCGATTCCATATAACACGAACTATGGTCGCTATACGAAGATATTATTTCATCGGAATCAAAATCCTCAAGATTGTATTTAATACTATCTACAACATTTTTTTCATCATAATAAAACAAATCTGATGCTGTTTGAATCTTGCTTATGTAATACCCAATATCATTTTTTACATAATTTTTAAGATCTGACGGCTTAATTTTGTGATACCAAGTGGCAATGCTATCACCCAAATCACCGCTAACTACTAAGCTACCTCTTTTCTTATCTACTATGTAATTCACATAATAATCTCCGCTTCCATCAGCTCTTCGCCAATCAATAATTAGGTAACGGTCTGTGTCCTGAATAAGCGTCGCTTTGTGTGTGTTAAATTTCTCGCAGAATTTAGCGATTCTTTCTTTTGTCATTGTTTTCACCGTCCTACAAGTTCGGGGTTGTCGTAAATATTGCCGATAACTTCAATATCTTTTGGGCGATAATATCTGCCTAATTCCTCAAAGATTGAATTATACACAAATCCAAATTCAGTTTCATCAACATCGTACTGAACGATTCCATAGTCGTCATTATCCGAGCGGTAAAGAAAATCAATGATATCACCCTCGAAAATTTTTCTACCGTTCTTGTCGAGCATATTGGTGTACTGCCCGATTGTTTTGTAATCAATTTCGATACCACTTATGCCGTTTGTATTCGTCATTTCTGCGGGTAGATTTTTAAACTGTTCATCATACAATCTTGTAACTAACCCATACACCCATTCGCCATTCTGGTATTCTGTTCGGTGGCAACCTTCGTTACGGTTTATCGCTTTGCCTCTAAATAATATTTCTCTCATCATTTTTCACTCTCCTTTAATTTTTCGGTTATTCTTTTGGTTAAGCCGTTTTCGTTGGTTAGGCATTCTAAGGCTTGCAGGGCGTTTGTTACAGTTTGCTCGTTGGTTTGGGACTGATACATTTTGCGAACGAAGTCGGCGCTTTTCATAACATTATCCATAATTCTTTGTGAGAGCATACGGTATTCGTCTGCATCGTTTCTGTCACGCTTATACTCCGTTCTGAGCTTGTCCTGCCATTCAAGGCAGATGTTTATATCCCAGCCTTTATGACGGTTGTTGTAGCCTACCTTTGCAAGCCTTGAAAAGTATTTATACTCGGGCGGAGGAAAGTCTGAATAATCAAGCTGACCGTCAATCGCCTTATCTTCAAGCTGTTCAAATACCTGTGGATTGCTGAAATCATATTTTTTCATAATATACCTCTTTCGGAGGGTAGTGGAGGGTTTGGGGCATTTTTAAAGAACTCTTTCTATATATAATATTATTTATTTTTTCTTATACGAAAGGTTATAAAAACCCTCAAACCCTCCACCACCCTCCACCTCAACATTCTTTAAAAAGTGAAATGCCGTTGAAAAAGTTATAGTTCTTGCCTCTTACCTTTTCAAATCGTTTGGCAAGCTCGGTGCTGAACTTGGTGTTTGACATACGATATTCATTGTTGCTTTCCGCCCAATCTGTATAGGCTGCATAGAGCGTGCTTGCCTGCACCGAACCCTCTAACACACATTTGTCCTCAATGAATGCCGAAATAACATCCATTTCCCGCCTGTACTCTCTCACGGTCTGAAGAACGGCAGACGGCATTTTTAAGCCCTCTTTCTGCCACAGAATACAGCCGTCAATGCACCATTTGAAAATTGCGGTCATTTCTGCCTTGAGCTTATGCGTAAGGTTTTTGTCAATCTTATCCTCGGGAATCTGAACATTGAACGGTATCATATGTATTCTTCTCCATATGCCCGTGTCGGTACCTCTGATGATCGGTTTATGGTTTGTCGCCATCCACAGCTTGAACTCGGGCTTAAACTCAAACTCTTCACTGTACAGCTTTCTTGCCGTTACGGTATCGTCACCGGTAAGCTGCTTTAAAAGTCCCTCATTAATTCGCACGCCCTCGTTCGGCTCAACCGAGGTAACAAGCCTTGCACCCTTTAACCGTGCAATGTCGCTGTTTATGGCACTGCTCTGAGAGTTTCTTACCATAATTGTTTCAGGCTGAATGTTTGCGGCATAATCGCCGAATACATCACGGATAACATCAATGAATGTACTCTTGCCGTTTCGTCCCGTGCCGTAAAGGAAGAATGCGCATTGTTCGGCTGTTGAGCCTGTCAGACTGTAACCGACCGCCTTTTGAATGTAGCGGATAAGCTCCTTATCGCCTGCAAAAATATCGTCAAGAAATGCAAGCCAACGGGGACACTCTGCCGTTTGAGAGCAGTCAACCGAAGTAATCTTTGTAAAATAATATTCGGGATTATGTGCCCTCATTTCGCCGTTTTTAAGGTTGATTATTCCGCTTGGGGTGTTTAATGCCATACGGTATTTATCCATTTGTGCCGGAAGTACGGGGATATGGTGTTCAACCTCGTTGAGCATTGCTTTTTTTGATTTGTTGGAACGGCTTGCTTTCATATGCTTGTCAAATGCTTTTGACATATCTCCGCCGTTCTCTTCATCAGCTTGCAAGTACAGCCTTGCTTCGGCTTTCATAGCCTCAACGCTTTTGTCCGCCATTCTTAACACAACTCCGATATTGTCAACACACCACTTCATAGAATTGTAGTAGTACCATTTTTTCTCTGTATAACAATACCTTACATTATCACCGAATAAATCAACAAACCTGTCAGCATTGCCCATATCGTCAAAGGTGTAGGCACGCATTTTTTCTTCGTCAACCGCTTGAACAGTCTTGCCGTCACCGATTGAAATTGAGTAATCGTTACGCTGTTTTGGGTTATAGGTCTGCGTACAGCCCGACACAGCCTTTTGCAGGGTTATAATGCCGTAGGTTGTGCCGGACTGCTTTCTGTCCCACTTATCACGCATTAAGCCTGATTGTCTGAAAATCGAATCCATCTTGTCGGTATCGCATCCGCACCAGAACGCAAGCATATTGCAGAATGCCATATCAGCTTCGCTCTGTGACGCATAAGCCGAAAAATCACCGCTGTATAAGGCTCTGAAAAGATTGCCGTTTTTGGCATTACAGGCGGCTTTTACAATATCGTCAACCGTATTGAGATTAACCTCAATGTTACGGAGCTTAGGCTGTGGCTCTGTTGCCTTGCCGAGATATTTTGAATGTAACGGCTTTATGCTTTCGGTGCAATCGTTTATGTACGCATATGCAGAGCAGTAATCGCCTGTCACAACAAAAAATCTGCCGTTTTCATACATTTCAAAACCGCCTGAATCATTCTTCGCCTTTCTTCTGCCCTCGGGAAGAGTTCCCTTACAGATTATGTGAACGCCTGCCTTGCTCTGCGAAAACTCGGTGTAACTCTGCAGAGTGTTCACAAACTCGCTGATTATGTTGTCAGCTCCGCCGTTCTTGTAGTCCTCAATATCGTTTGGCATATCGTCAAGGTCAACACCGAAGAACGGTGAATTTGAGAACATAAAGCCTATGCCCGAATATTTGGCGGATTCTCTGACTGCTGTTTCAAAGTCTGACCAAGTGTCCGAGTTATTCGGCATTGCAAAGCCACCCGTTCTTGGATTTATCGGTTTCTTTGAAATTCCGCTGTGCGATTTCGGATCTGGATATGACTGCCAGCACACCCAGTTTTTGTAACCTTTCAATTCCTCGGGAACTGCAAAATATTTATTTTTATTTGGGTTTAAATTTGTAAAGCCCATTTTTTCACCTCCATATATCGGTATAAATACGGTGAAAATTGCATTGTTTTATGCAATTCCCGAAGAAATTTTTTAAAATCAGAACGGTAAATCATCATCGAGCGGCATATCTTCAAAGCCCTGATTTGCTGTCTGTGCAGGTGCATAACTCTGCTGTGGCTGTGCATAGGCTGTTGCCGTGCCGTTCTGCGACTGTTTGAAGGTATGCTTTACTGTCGGATACTTAGTCAGATTGAGCCAGCTTACTCGCTCTTGCATTTTACCGTTGTATTCTTCGTGCTTAACGGTTACACGAACAGGCTTTTTCACAAGCTCACCGAGGAACTGTTCAAGGCTGTCATAGTCCTTGCCGTCGGGAAGTCCTGCCGCCTTGCCGAGAGCCATAACCTGATTAAAGCCGTAGCCCTTGACCTGCTTGTCGTTCTCGGTAGGCTCGTTTCGTTTCCAGAGGGTATGGAAGATATAGCCGTTTTTATAGTTCTGTTCAACATCGTTTCTGATTAAAAATCTGATATTAAGACAGGTTTTGTCTTTGCCGTTTTTAGTGTATGTGCGTTCCTCTGCTCTTGCAATAAGGCATTCGTAATCGCCTGCAGGCTTAATTGAATCGGACTGAGTTGCCGCCGCCATATTTGTTTTAAATCCCATAATTTTACTCCTTTGTAATTAACTCTATTGCCTCATCGGCGCTTCTGCATACTCCTGCAACAGCGCCGTTGAGTTTCATCATCTGTATAAATTTCTGCTGTTTTTCGGTAGGTCTGCCCTTGGGAGTTTTAACCTCGATAAAAACCGCCCTTCCGTCTGATTTTCTGACACCGAACAAATCCGAAAATCCGGGCGGAACTCCCGTATTGAAATATCTGCCGTCCTTTGTAAAACCTGCACCTACATTTATACGGAAAATATCGCAGTACGGTGCAATTGCAATACGGATTTTGTTCTGAATTGCGTGTTCTTCTGTCAAGCTATCATACCTCTCTTTCGTGCCTGAAAATATGCCCAGCCTGTTTTGTAGCCGTGGCTTTTTGCGTATGCAAGCAAGTCCGCATAGCTGTGGCAATCGTCGGGTGTGCTGAAATCAAGCTTGAATCCCTCAACCTTAATGAGCTTTGCGGTGGTATCGGTTTCAACGGTTCTTTCGGCTGTCGGGAAAACATAACCGCAATGCGGACACACGGCTTTCTGCCCCGCCGGCGGTGCTGAAAATGTAAAGAAACATTCGGGGCATTGTCTGACCTTTTCCTCCTGTTCCTTTTCGATTTTTTTAACACTCAGCTTTTTGCGTTTTTCAAGCGTCCATTCTCGGTCGTCATCAGGCATTCCGTGCCTTGCATAGTTGCCCACATGGTCAATGATTACCGCCCTTTTGTTTGGCTTATAGCGCATACATCGCATTGACTGCTGAATGTAAAGCGTAAGGCTGTGAGTAGGACGGAGCAGAATTGTACATTCGCAGTCAGGCACATCAAAGCCCTCTGAAATCAAATCCACATTGCAGAGGATTGTAATTTTGCCGTTCCTGAAATCGGCTATAATCTGTTCTCTCTGTGCCTTTGGAGTAGCTCCGTCAATATGCTCGGCTGAAATTCCTGCGTCACGGAATGCCTTCGCCGTTGCAAGACTGTGTTTGACCGATGAACAGTAACAGACGGCTTTCTTACCGTCTGCAAGCTGTTTGTAGTATTTGATAACATCACCGAATACCGTGTTTTTTATCATTGCCTTTTCAATGTCGGCGGTGACATACTCGCCCATTTTGGTGTGTAAACCCGTAAGGTCGGCGACACTCGGAGCGTAGTAGTCATACGGGGCAAGGCAGTTATGCTCAATGAGCCATTTTGTACTAACTCCGACAATCAGCTTATCGTTTACATCACCCAAACCGTCACCGTTTAAGCGGACAGGTGTTGCGGTGACGCCAACCCTCGGAACATCCGAAAAATATTCGTAGATACGCTTGTAACTTTGTGCAAGGCTGTGATGATTTTCGTCTGTGATGATAAGTGCAGGCTTAGGCAGTTTCTTCAACCTTCGTGTAAAGGTCTGCACCATACCGATTTGGCACAAATCCATAAGCACACCCCAGCGGACAAAGGTTCTGAAAATTTGGTCAACAAGCTCTCTCCTGTGAACAAGAAATAAAACCCTCTTGCCGTTCCAGGTCGTCCGTCTTGCAATTTCTGCGACAATGCAGGACTTTCCGCCGCCGCAACCGAGAACTATACAGGGAGCTTTGTAACCCTCTCGCCAAGCCTGTCTTACCTGTTCAACAAGGTCATTCTGATACGGTCGAAGTTGCATTGTCTGCACCCTCTCTCTGCTTTTCCTGTTTCTTCTGCTTTATCAGCTTTGCGACACACTGCATACAGAGCTGTCTGCCGTAATTTTTGGTTGTGCCGTCAATGATCTGTTTAACGGTGCGTTTACCGTCCGAAAGTATCGGTGCTTTGCACTCATCACAATACTGTTCGGGTTGCATTGAATAGTATGTTCTCAATGCTTCATCAACAATTTTAAGGTCATTTGATATGTACATTGAATCAAACAAGCCTATCGGACTTTTACAGGTATCGTTACCGTCCGTTTGTGTTGCAAAAAGATACTTGCCGTCAACGACAACAGTTTTTAAAACCGTGGTAAACATTCCCTCGACCGAGATTTTTTCGTCAAGCAACTTGCCGATTGTTTTAGCTTTCTGTCTGCCGTTTTCGTCGGTTTCAATATGGCTGAGAAAATAAACAATCGTGTCATTCGGGAGAGTTTCAACCTCTTTCACAAGCTCCCAAAAATTTTTACCGATATCGGTAAACTTCTGAAAGCCTGTTTCCTTGGCTCTTCTCATATACTCGTTAGCCATGAGATACTGTGCGTCATCAACTGCAATCGACTTGCATTTCTGCTTTTTGATAAAGTCCTCAATATCAATGTAGTTGTCGGAATTGATTGAAGAAGTGAATTTGGTCCTGAACGGAAGTGATTTTCCGTTTACATTTACAAGAGCAAGTTCATTTGCTTTGAAATTTCTTAAAGAGGCAGATTTTCCGCTGCCTGAATATCCTAAAACCAATATAGGTAATCCCATAAATAACACCTCACTTAATACTTAACGACTGCTTGGCTTCCATATGTACGAAGGGGATTTCTTCGCCCTTCTTGCAGAGAGCCTTGACATCATTCTTTTTCACTTCGGGCATACTGTACTTTAAGAGGTGGTCAAGATTGTGTTTCTCTGCCCACTCAACAAATGAAATTTCATCATCAATAACAAGGCTCGGAGCGTTCTTTTTAAGTGACATAACCGCTCTCGGCATATCAATCTTCTGTCTACCAAGTGCCTGCATTGACTTAAACAGATAGGTTTTAAGACTCTCCGCCTGTTTTTCTTTTTGTGACTGTCTTTTTGCAATTGCCGCCTTTTCGGCTTTAAGCATTTTAGCCTCGGCAAGAAGCTGTTTGTAGTAGATTGCAATACTCTCAGCTTTCTCGTCAAATTCGCCCTCAATGCCCGTGAGAGTATCGAACCACGCTGTCAACATCTTGTTGCGGTATGCGTCCACATTGGCAATAATATTACCGTCATCATCAATCGGCATTCCGTCTGCATTCGTATCAGGTTCCCATTCGTTGATAGCGTCAAACTGATTAAATAAATCCGAGTACATCTCGGTAAGCTCGTAAAGTTTCATTGTTGTTCCCCCTTAAAGATTTGTGTTCTGTGTGGCAAGTGCATTGATAAGATGTTCAACCTTGCCCTTGAAAAATTCCTTGTCCTGTGACTGCTTGGCAAAATCGAGCATACGGACAAAGCTGTCATATGCAATTGAAAAGTATGCCTTAAAGACATCCTTGTCATCTGATGAACCGTCGGCAGTCTGAACATTTTTCAGCCTTTCTTCATACTCCTCTTTCTGTTTGCGAAGAGCCTCCTGCTTTTCGTCCTCAAGCTGTTTTCTGACGATTTTTTCATTATTGCGATACTCTTCTTCGAGTTCGTCATAATGCTTAATGTTCTCCCTTTCCAAAGCCTTAATCGTTTCGTTAAGCCTGCGTTCGTTATCACTCGGCTCTGCAACGGCAACCTCAATAGGACGGCTTTCAAGCTCCTGAACTTTGTTCGTCAGCTTGAAATTTTTGTTTTTTTCCGCTGCAAGCTGATTTTCAATATTGCGATAGCTTTCTTTTGAAGTGTCCGCCTGCTGTTTGTAATAGTCGGCATCTTTCTTAGCGTTATTGAGCTGTCGGCAATAGTCAATGCTCTTGTCGGTTGCCTCCTGTTTTTCAGCTTTAAGGCTGTCAATTTCAGCCTTTAACTGCTTGACCGTTGTGTTTTCAAGGTCAAGTTTTTCGGCAATTTCAGCCTGTTCGGGTTCGCTTACTGTTGCAAGAAGAGCAAGTTTTGTAACTCCTAAATGTCCACTCGAGTGGACATTTTCAAGCTTTATATTTTCGATTATCGAAATATACTTGTGTGCTTGCTTACGATTAAACCCTACCTCTGTTTCGCAATAGTCCTCAAAATTCTGATATCCAAGCTCCTTGTACAGCTTGTTGTCACGCATTGTTTTAAGTCCGTTGCACATATCCCATATGTTCTGCTGTGCAAGGTTTGCGCTGACAATTATCTTCTGATGCAGTTCAATTGCCTGCTTATGCTGTTCGCTTACTGTTATTTCTGACATTTTTCAACCTTCCTTCTTGATTTTTGGAGTAAGAAAGGATATAATCAAGGTGGTTATATTGTTTATATCCTTGCTATCTGTTCAGGCTT